TATGCCTTCACCGCGCGTAAGATGAACGGTGTCGTCGTTGCCAGTCTTGCGCTCACCGTTGGACTCCTCCACATGTACGACCACATGTACCGTGTCCAGCGTGGCCCCGAGAAGCTCTTCTTCCTTCCCCATGCTAAGAAGGAGGAGTATAAATTTGCAAGGCAGCGCCGCAATCGCCGCGAAAATTACTGCGCAAGCTGCAAGTAAATTATCTCTGTAAAATATAAGTATGCGCGTCAAGATTATTCGTAGCCCCAACCCTAAAAAGAAGTTGAGGGCTGTCTTAGAAGACGGCAGGACTGTTGACTTTGGTGCCAGTGGGTATTCCGACTACACCAAACACAAGAATCCTTCACGTATGCGTTCCTACGTACTCCGCCATGGTGGTCGAGTACCCAAACGCACAATAGCAGAGAGAGACCCCAAGAAAATTCAGGATATGATGCTCAATGTGACATTCAGTGACAAAGAGAATTGGAATATGAGTGGTATCGACGGGGCTGGTTTTTGGTCCCGTTGGTACCTCTGGAGTTTTCCTACGTTTCAGGGTGTTGAGAAGTTCATGTCTAAGAGGTTTGGGATTATTTTTCTCTGATTAATGTAATATGGCTGAGATAGCCCTCATAGTTTGTGTGCTATCTTCCCTCAGTGCCTCCATGGGTGGTGGTTACGTTTTTATGCAGGCAGAGCAAGAGAGGAAAAGAATAAAAGATATTGAAGAAAATGTTAAGAATGCAGCTGCTCTCACGGTTTACCCAGAGTGTGATTATAAAGGTAAACCAATTGTAACTTTCGATATCGTACCGGATGGAGAATTCAGTAGTATGACTATGAATGGGTTCGGTGATAATACGGGTAAATCATTCATATTACCCCCGGGAATCAAAATGGATAGATATGCAAAAACTGAACTAGCAGGTGTTAAGTTACCACATAAAGGACCATCATATGACCGATGTAGTACAATCAAATCTTTACATGCTGAGAGTGGTACACCCCCTATTTCCTAAATTCCCTCTTAAACTTTTCAAACTTTTTAAAAAATTGAATCATCGTGTTCAAGCGTTCGTAAAGCTCCTCACCGAGATACTGCTCTACGAATTCTTCGGGGTTCCCATTTTCTCGCATTGTTGTTGCGTAATAACAAAGTAGTGAGTATGCTTCGTCCACATTTTCACCACTCCATGTCTCTAAGAGGGTTTTGACTTTTCTCAATCTGAGAGTGTCTTCCATTATTTTACTACACCCCTCTTTTTTAATATATTTTTAAGCTCAGCCATGAGTTTAGCGCGTCCAGCATTTACGACTGGTGCTCGTCGTTGGGGTGGTGGTGGAGGAGGTGGGGGAGGGACACCCATCGTCCGGGTTGGAACTATAATAGTTTGACACACTCTGATAACTTTCTGTGCATTTTTCACACTGTTCTCAAAGTTCATCCTAATTTTAGCGCGAAGTTCCCTAGCTGTGAGCTGAACGCGTTTTCCCTTGACAGTTTTGGTGACACGAAGACCTTGCTTCTTAGCCTTATTTTTCAATTCTAGATACTGCATCTACTGTTCATTGAGATTATTTATTCTAATATAAAGTTATCATTCTTGATTCTAGTAACATGTTAGCTATTGGTCAAACCTCAATTTGTTTTCATAACATCGGGCGACGAGTACGAACTTATCGACAGCGAAAAAAACCATGTATGAAGAAGGTTGACAAGCTCGATTGCGCTATACGTCACAGAAGGTGTCCAGGTTGCCCCTTCAATGACTTCTTCAAGCCGGAGACAATCAATACAAAATCAAATCGGTAAAACATGTGATGTCATCACTTGCAATAAGTCTAGCATATAACATATCTTCCCGGTTAAAGTGTAACGGATTGGGTTTACTATGTCTATATAACTCCTGTAAATTGAAACCAACTTGATCTAAACGTAGTAGTATTTTAGCCAAGACATCAAAATCAAGAACTGAAATACCCATACGAAAATTTACATTATTCACAGTGTACTCACCATTATCAGTTCGAACCAGAAACTGTTTCTTTATCATATGATCTATATTATTTGTTGGTTCCCTACCAATTTGATTCATGATACGTTTAATTTCTGCCACTTCATTCATATCTACAATTAATTTCCGAATGAAATCTCTCTTACCTTTTGGTAGTGACATCTTACAGTGTATAAAGATAAAAAACGCACTTACGGTAAGATGAGTGATGTCATAGAGCTTAAAATTCTTATTAACAGGGTTCTTCTTCCTAGAATTAGACAGCTCGAGGAAGAAGTCACATCTCTACGAAAACACACATGGCCATATGTACAAGGTAAAAAGGAGGCGCACCAACTTCACGATATCAGGATGAAAGCGGATTTTCTTAAACATCTTGATGACGATACGATAGTTGAACTTCTGCGCATAAAGGCGGAATTGTCAGGTAAATCTGGGTTTATAACTAGGGAATACGATAGTATCCATAATAATTTTTGTTGACGTATAGTAAAGATGTTAGGAGCTCTCATGTCAACCTCGGGTGAACCAATGAGTAACGACAAGCTTGGAATGACTGTAGGTTCTTGCATTTGTTCCATGCTTGTTGTAATGCTTATCATGAAAATGCCAATGAAACCACCCCCCGTATTAGCCGTGTGTGCTCTGTCATGCTGTTGTTCTTCCAGTCAGACGAGTTCACTTGTAAATGACATACAGAAACGTGTCAAAAAGATGCAGGAAACTCCAGCGGAAACTCCAGCGGAAACTCCAGCGGCGTAATAAATTAGAAGTAATCATCAGTCCTGTACATGTTTACAGTGAATGAACCAGTCTTTCCCATAACGGTGACTGTTTCATTTCCGTATAGCTCTTGGCACCCAATGTCTTCCATGCAGTCTCTCGCATTGTGGGAAACTGATACTGGGTAAATGTTTTCACCTCCCGTGGTGGTATAGTAACTGTAGCGGTCCCGACGACCACGGACCTCTTTACCGTAAAGAGGGAGGGTTTCCTCACCATTCGTGATGAGACCCATCTGCTGCATGTGTCCGGGTTTGTACTGCTTGATAGGGGGTCCTCTAAATTCGGGTTCCCGCACCTGTGCACGGCGAGTGGGCACTGGACGCACTGGTACTGGAACAGCCACTTCTACTGGGACCTCGACAACTTGGGGGTTGTAGAACATGTAGCCTACAGCCGCGATAAGTACGACAACGGTCAGTAGTAACAATTGAGTTTTTTGTTTGTTCTTCATATACTATAGTTAAGGAAAATCTTTCACATAAAGACATGAAGGTGTTGGCGATAGACATCGGGTTTCATAATATGGGTCTCGTTTTAGCAGAGTCTTTATCAGGACCAAAAATTACGGTAGAATTCCTAAAGAAGGTAAGTTTGGAAGATTATAAATATATAAAGTCAAATGATTTTGTAGACACTATTCCTTTATTTGTAGAAGATCACCAAAGTATTTTCGATTCAGCTGACAAAATACTTATAGAAAGACAACCACCTGGTGGCTTTCAAAATATCGAGATTTTATTACATTACATGTTCAAAGAGAAGGTTCTATTAGTTTCACCTGTGAGCATGCATGTGCATTTTGGGATGCGACATTTAAATTATGAAGAACGTAAGGAAAGAACAGTAGCCATAGCAGGAAAATACATAGAAGGTGAAATTCCTTATGAGAGAAAACACGATATAGCTGATGCGTTATGTATGAGTGTGTTTGATAATTTTAGGTCTTGTGTACACTCTTTTGACAAGTTCAAATATATTGGTAACCTATAGTATATGCCAACAGCAAAGCAACTTCAGAATGCAAAGTCGAAATTAAAAAAGACTAACAAACCCACAGGGAATAAACCAACTATACCCACTGCCGCTCTTCTTCGTCTTATTGCAGCGGACCCAAAGATTCGTCGAAATCGTGAATTTATGAAACAGGTTCATGAACTTACGAGGAGGAAATAAGATTACTTTGTTTTACGTTTAAGGGTTTCTTGTATTTCATCGAAGAATGTATCAAAAACCCCCAACCTGTACTGTGTAAATGCCCAAAGAGCAAAAAACATAGTCTTTGTCATTTTATTTACATCATTCTCCTCCATTTTGTAAATAGGACCAACCAGGCGCCCCATGAAGGTTTCATCTTTAGACTTACCAGTCACATACGACTCTGCTTGAGTCAATGCACATGTGTCATCATTCACGGACCAATGGTAGAAGATGAATGGTATAACCATCGAGTAAAACTCGAGATTTCTACGATTATTTGTAAAAGGTACAATCAAAATCATGAGTAAAAAAATAGTATGTAATGCAAAAATTATATTCATTTACTATATATAATGGTAAAAGATAAAATTATATGGAACGACCAGCACGAAATTATATTAAGACAGTGGGGTGAGACCTGTGCCTGCTACAGGTTTATGCACCATCGTGGGTTTTTACTCTATAAAGATTTGAGTATGAAGTTCACTTTACCTGTGATTGTTCTTTCAACTATTACAGGGACTGCAAATTTTGCACAATCTACATTACCTCTGAGTATTCAACCAGCTGCACCATCTATTATAGGTGGTCTGAATCTTATCGCTGGTCTCATCGCGACAGTTATGCAATTCTTAAAAATTAACGAACTCATGGAAAATCATAGAACTGCGGCGTTAGCACATGGTCTATTATCTAGAAATATTCGTTTAATGTTAGCTATACCACGGGATGAACGTAAGAAGGATGGTTTGAAGTTTGTAGAAGAGTGTAAGACTGAATATGATAGACTACTTGAACAGTCTCCCTCAATTCCTAAAAAAATTATGACAAACTTTGATCAAGAATACCCTCTAGATAATGTATTTACAAAACCAGAGATTCTTAATGTGCGTTCAATCCCAGTTTTGAAAGTTCCTAAAACTATTGAACCCATAGAAGCTATAACTAAAAATACACCCCTAGAGCGTGTGGGTAAATTCCTTTCCAAATCAAAAACCGTTGAAATCAAGGAAGAGGAAGAGGAAGAGGAAGAGGAAGAGGAAGAGGAAGAGGAAGAGGAAGAAGACTCAGACGTCGAGCAAGGTACACCAACAGGATAAACATGCTTACATTGGTAAGAATTCCACATGCAACGTATGGTAAAATTTTCCTTTTTAAAGGTTCTACGATACGTTTATGTAGTGCGTCATTTTCTAGCACTAAATCTATGGCCTGATTAGTAATATCATCAATGGACTCTTTCATTAAAATCATACCACAAAAAAAAGTTGAAGTAAAAACCGTGACAACAATTCACACCAAACAAATTGAACTTATTCGAAGGTACATTCGGGAAAGAAAGAATGTATTCATATGTGGATGTTCTGGTGTTGGTAAATCATATGTACTCAATGAAGTTTTAGAAGGTTTAAATCATGTTGAGTTACGAACTGAACATCTCAAAAGTAAATCACTTT